CAACAGAAGCTCCGTCAAAGTCAAAACCATCAACAAAGTTGTCCAAGTCACCTCCAGTAACACCAAAGTCAAAATCAGTGTCGGTTGAAGTACCTGCGTGAGCAGTTGTTACTTCAAAACCAGCAGCGAGAATGAGAGTATTAGCTGGAATAGTTAGACCCGGAATCACATCGTTGGCAGCAAGGGCTGTACCCTTGTCGCTGGCCGCAGTTGCAAAATTCAAGTCGGCTTGAATCATATAAGGTTGTCTACCTCTAGCTCCACTACCTCTTGCTACAGAGGTTGTATTATCACCTAATGCCATAATTCAATCTCCTTTTAAACGAGGTTATACCGAGCATTAACGAGAGCTTCAGGTCTCAAGATTTTTCTACCGTAAAGGTGCATACCTCTAACGATATCAGCAAATGAGTCTGGGTCTCGGTAAGTTTCGGTTTTGTTTATTTGTTCAGCAGTAGCGACTGCGGAGTCGTGTCCTGCAACAATAATTCCAAAGTTGGAAGAGTTAGTACCACCAGTAGTGCCGGGGCCTGTTCCAACGGAAGGTAGGTTGTTAGATGAAAATACACGGAATCCATGTAGATTACCTATAACTTCACCACTCCTAATTCCACCAGATTGTCCAAAGTCCTGATTGAATAGTCGAGAGTCCTCGTCCTTCAACACTTCCATGAACACAGGGTCTACAACTAACCATCTACCTTGTGAGTCAACATTTTGTTGGTCAAGTAGTCTAGCCATTCTAGCAATGACTGTTAATGGAAAAGTTGTACCAGCGGCAGGTGTCAAGTCAGTTGCTCCCGGACCTCTAGGCTGAAGTCCTATAGAGTTACTTGCAGAACCTGCTGTACCTGAACCATCTGTAAAGTCAGACGCATCTAACTTCATAGATGTAAGAAGTTCATCCGTACCTGCGGTTGAAACAGCTACTGAACCGTTAGTAGTTGTGTTAACAGTATCAGCAGCACCATGTAGTGCAGACTGTTTAAAACCACATAGATATCCAAGAACATCTTGGTCATATTGGTCAGCTAGTCGATACGCTGCTCTATCACTTGCAAGCTGTTGAAAGTTTACATGTGAATGAGCTTCCTCAATGTCATCAACCTTAAATGCAAAGTAGTTAGCTTTGTCAATAGTAAGGTTAAAGTCCTCATCGTCAAGGTCCTGTGGTGTGATAGTTGTACCACGAGCATATTCCTTGACGGTTATTTCAGGCTCTTTGATAATTTTAACAGTATCGCCCATATTTGCAATCTCTCCAAAATAGTCGGAGTTAGTGATTGCTTCAGCAACAGCACTCTTGCGAAAAGCAAGCTGTACCTGTTTGCTGTAAATAATTGGCGAAAAGTTACCGTTAGGAAGATTACCGTAGCCTGCAGCACTTGTAAATGCCATAGTCCCGTCTCCTTATAGTTAAGTTTCGATTTACACAGATACAAACTTAGTAGACTAATCAGAGGCCGATTCGCTATGGGTGCGTATTCATTCGGTTGGCCAACCAAAATTTCAACGGGCCATGCTCGTCAGGTATTCCGTAAGACTGCTTGTTTGCGATAAGTATGTGACTATTGCGCTTATAACCACACACTTGCTACATATAGTTATATTTAGCTACAACTATTTGTCAACACTTTTTTTCTTTGGCACTTCAATGAAATTCATATTCATGCTAAAAGACCTACGCTCACCTTTTGTGTAGAAAGGATAAACGCAATGGAAAAGGTGTGATGGAAATACATAAAAGTCACCTACTCTTGGCTTAACAACAAAGTTAGTAGCCGTGTATCCTGCAGATGTTCCATGTGCAAACTGTATGTGTCCATTTGCAGGATGGTGGTCTTTGTAATCCTCTTCCCACTCCTCTTCTATTCCTTCTGGTAATTTTAAATATCCAACACATGACATTCGTGAGCCTGTGTGAATGTGTAATGGATTGTACTCATTTTCAAATTGACGTACAAACCAACCAGATACTATTTGTAATCCATAGTCAAATTTATCTATGTCAGGTTTCTTAACACCCATAGAATTACGAAAATCTGTATAAGCTTGATATTGACCTACAAACTGTCCTAATCCTTTTTGAGCTATTTTAAGTATCTCTTCATCAAAAGCTAACTCTTCAGATACTTTACCCACCAAGTTGTCTGCATAAGATTTTAATTTATCAGACATTTTATTGTTTAGTTTTTCAACCAACTCATAAGGCATACGAAAGTATCCCATAGTAGGTCCGAATGGAGCAAACAACTCCATCTCTTTTTGTGGTTTATATATTATACTCATCTTGCTGACCCCGATACATCATAAATAAATTTTCCAGAACGTATTGCTTCCATAATGGAGTCTGACTTTCTTTCATACTCTTTAGCAGACATTTTTTGTACATCAGATTCTTTTATGTAAGAGGATGCTTCATCTGTCTGTGGTACTTGTCGTGTTTTCGTATCCACAGCTTGAGCAGCACTTTTATTCGTTTTCTTAACTTTCTTCTCACTTGATATACCTTTATCTACTTTATACAAATCAATAGCTCTAGCAGCAGACTTTGCATCATTATCATTGTCATAGAGAGCTTTCTGAACCCACTGTGGTTGCTGTTCAGCCCACTCGTGAAAATCATCACTATCTCTAATAGAATCAAAGTCAGGGTGTAGGTGCATTAGCTCTACCTCTGCTTTCTCTTTTTGTGCTGTTGATTGCATGTCATCAATAGCTTTTAGTTTTTGTTCAAGAGCTTCGGATTGCTCCTTTGCTTTTTTAATAGCTATTGTTTCAACAATACCTGCTACATCAGGGTACTCTTTAATCCATGCATCTAAATCTTCATCAGACTTAGGTAACTTCATTTCCTTTTTAGTTGCAGCTGAAAGTTGCTCTTTTAGTTTGTCAATTTCACTTTGGAAATGTTTTTCCTTTTCTTGTGCATGTCTGCGTAAATCACCATAGCGTTTTTTAAATGTACGCTCTTCTGCACTTTTAGGTTCTTCTTCTTCAGGTTCAGTAGGTTTTGGTTCGGCTTCTACCTTCTGTTCCTCTAACATTTGTTTTAGCTCTTCCTCGTCTTTTTGGATTTTATCCTCACGAGAATATGGTTTAGAAACAAATGATACTTTTTTAGTCGGTTGCACTTCGGCTGATACTACTGTATCGTTCATATTTTACTCCTTACTAGGGCCACCGTAGCCATGTGGGGGGATGGGTAGCTAGTTATTTGACAAACTTTACCGTGTTGCCAATCCACGTTTTTTTACAGAGCCAGTAGGTTTGCGTAAGTTTATTTGTGACACTAGGTCTGCTCCTAGCACTTTTGCTAATACTCTACCTTGCTCTGTACCCATCAAAGAACGAATAACATTTTTATCGTCCTCTGATAATAACAAATATCTTTCTCTAATTTGACTGAAGAGTTCTTCCATAATGTTTTATCCTTTGTAATAAACCTATTGGATAGACACCTAGATTAATGACTATTATACCAAACAATCCTTTTAGTGTCAACTTCTTTTTTATTATACAATCATACACAGCTTTTACAACAGATGCTGACCAATCTGATTTTGCTACGAGCTTATCAGCTATGACTTTACCCCATACATCATATCCATCTTGCCATATTTGTGATTGTCTTCTGTGCCATTGTCTAAGTTCTTTTACTTCTTTTATTGTCATAGATTTACGTTTATATGATGCTGTGCAACAGTGTGTACCATCACCTCCACCAACTGAAGGCTCTGAATAATCACTACCACTTGTATCATTACCGCTATCATTATCATTGTTGACATTCATATTTTGTTCGGCTCTTTGAGCGTTACTTCTTTTTACTCTCTCATCCAATGCAGCAGCTCTTCTCATTTCGTCTGCTTCTTTTCTTTCTCTTTCTTCCCTAGCAGAGTTACTTTCACCAGAACTTATAGCAGCATCTCTTGTAGGATTATTTTGAATCATCATACGTGTCATCTCTACATTAGTTGTAGATGGATTCTTTGCTTCTTCTGCTCTTAGTTTTTCTTGAAAGTCGCTATCTCTATCTGCTTGAGCTTTTGCTACTTCAGGTTTATATGTTACAGTTTTTGCACTTGCAATATCTTTAGCAAGGTCTGGGTCATCCACACCTTTCATATTAAATAAAGTTTTTTGTGGTGCTAAATCAACTGTGTTACGTAATACGTTAAATTCGTCTTCACTTGCATATCTCCCCTCATTTAATCTTTTTGCCGCATTAGCTCTTATCGCAGTATCGCCTGTCAACGTACCACCAAATAATTTAGACGCACTAGCATCTACAATGTCTCCAGCTTTTCCTGTTATTCCTGATGATGGGTCTAAT